TTATTTTTACTTTTGCTAATTGGTTTACCGGAACCATCACCAAATTTTTTTCTAGTTTGTGTGTTGTATCTTCTATTTGCCATTTTTTCCTCCTCTAAATATTTGTGTACCCTTTATACCAAAAATTGAAGCAACTACAAGTATCCATAAATTCGTAAACCATTTTGGAAGTTCTTGAAAATACTCGAAGAATAGCTTTACCTTCTCCATCGCCATCGGATCGTCCGACATTACTGCCCACATTAACACAATGATAGGGGCTGAGATTATAACGAGCACAAATTCGTCCTTATAATCGTTTTGTCTCGCTTCAAGTAGTTTGCCTTGGTAAGCTTCCTCACCTCGGGCCATCTTTTCAGCATGCATTAGTTGTGCATCAGACATTGCCATCTTAGTCTTTTGACGGTTAGCGTAAATTTTTCCGCCAGCCTGTAATGCAATCTTTGCTAGACTAAACCAAGCCATATTAGTACCACTTAGCTGTTCTTTTTTTCTCTTTTAAAATTTTTCCTTGACCTTGAACTTCTGCATCTTGTGTTTCGAACGGATCAGTTGTTTCGATCTCTATTCCACCTTCAACATAACCATCTTTGTTCGTAAACATTTCTTGGTTAAGGTCTTTTTTGTTTTTTTCTGCCATATTAGCTCCTTTGTTAATTACTTTACTCTTTTTTTAAAATTTTGTCGACAATTTTAGTCGTTTCTTTTAATTATCACACCACCTTGGCCCATATCTTTGGCATTTGGCAACGTTTTTGACAAAATTGTTTTTTCAATCGATGTATCAGCTCTTAAATTTGCTAATTCTTCGTTCTGCTCTAGTTTTTCGTCTTGATTTTGTTGGTTCATCATAGCTCTCATCTTATCAAGATTGATTCTCTCTTCACCTTCGTCTTTTTTACGTTGGTTTTCTTGTGCTTGAAGGTCTAACTCTCTTGCTCTTAGTTTAGCAATAGGGTCATTATCAAATTGAGAGGTAATTTTCTTCTCTTCTTTAGTAAATTCTTCCATCATGTCAGCAATCAGTTGTGCTTTTCTTGCTTCAATCTTTTCAGATATCATTTTTAACTGCATTTGCATTTGTGGGTTCTGCATTGCTTGAGGATTTTGTTGCATTGCCATGATTTGTTGTAGCTCTTGTCTAAATTCTACTTCAATTTGTTCTTGTGCCATTAAAGAAATGTGTTCAAAACAGTTTTTCTCTAATGAAGCCATAATTATCGGATTATTTCTAGCCATGTTTGTTGCCATAAAATTTAAATGCGAAGTTATGTGTGCTCTATGGTCTTGACCAGGGAAAGCTTGGAATGGTTTCCCAGCGAGAGCATCAATATGTTCTAACGCTGGGTCCTTCGGTGTGGGAACTTGTGGTCGTTTTAAAAGTTTATCAATATCTTTAACGCCTAACGCTTCATACATATTTCTATACGCTTGATACAAATTATGAATTTGTGGATTAGATTGAGCCAGCTGCAGTTCCGACTGTGCGAGGGAAATACGCTGTGTCTGTGAGAAAATATTGGGATCCGCAACTGGCAATATATCTACTCTATCGTCAAAGTCTGTTTGTTTAATCATTCTTTGGCCGCCAACAACATCGTAAGGATATTCTTGTGGTAGATATAACTTGAAAACTCTAGACATTAATTTGAATTCTTGTTTTAGGGCTGCATAAATTCTTTTGTGAATAGCAGACATTGTTCTGCTTCCTCTTTCCAACAAAGCTACTGTCGTACCCACTGCCGCTTGTTGATTACCCTCACCTACTTGCAAGTCTGCTATTGAAGCGAATCTTTGACCTGCTTGTACTACGACGCCCATAAGTGCTAAGAGTGTTTGCGATGGTTCTTTAAACGGAAGCATCATAAATGCATCTCTAATATTTCCGCCTGGTGCGTCTACGTCTCTAAATTCTCCAGGTTGTATAGATTGTGCATCATCTCTAATTCTGATTCCTCTTTGTTTAAATCCAGCAGGTAAATTAGATAATGTTCCTGCATCTAGTAGTTGTCTCAAAGCAGCTGTTGCTGTTCTTGATAAACCACCAATCATATGGATTAAACCAAAACCATAAAAACCTAAACCTGGTAAAAATTTGAAATGTACAAAATAATCTATTTTTTTCTTTAATGGATCACCGACTTCGTAGTTTCTTTTGATTGATAAAATTTCTCTTGAGTTTTCTTCTACAGTTACAACGTAAGGCATTTTAATTCCTGTTGGTTCACCGTCTTCACCCATGTCTTCAAAACCTTCAAGATCTAAATTTACGTGACACTCTAACAAATTAAAAATATCTTCTTCTCTACCTTTAGTTTGTCCTTCAAGTTCTCGTTCTTTTTTCTCTACTTCAGTTTCGTTCATTAATCCTGGTTTCAATTCTATGTCTCTATAGAAACCAGCAACTTGTTGTTTTCTTAATTCATTTTCAGAAATTTGTACTCGATGTATGATTGATTCCGCATCGTCTAATGAGGTAGCTGTATACGGAACAATCAAATCATCCGCAGGAACAAATTTAGAGCAAGCCATTGAAGTAGCTTCATCATAATATACTTTTTTAAAAGCAGATCCTGCCAACGGTAAATGAAATAACATTGAATCAAAATCTGGTTCATATTCTTTCATCTTTTCCATTATTTGGTAATTCATAAAATCTTTTACTCTTTGAGATTGTTGTTCTTTTTCTGGAGTAGGCACACCTAAAATTTGTGTTCTAACTGGACCTTCTGCTGGTAATAATTCTTTGTAAGCTAATGCTTGAAACTGAGTTACAGCTTCAGCTAGTACAGGGTGAGTTGCGCCTGATGCACCTTGAAACGGTTCTGTTCTTTGATCGTATTTAAATCCTAATAAATCTAAACCTTCTCTGTAAGATCTTTCCCAATCTTTTCTAGAATTTTTATAGTCTTGGTAATTTTGATAAAGTGTTGAACCTAATCGTCCTAATACATCATCAGGTAAATGTTCAGCTAAATTGTCGTAATGATTTTCTCCGCCTTCAACAGATGCGATTGCAGGATCGTAATTAATATCTACAGAGCCATCTTCGTTTTCTGTAACTTCTACAGGATCACCTTGCTCGTTAACTTCTTGTTGCTTTTCTTGTTCAGCAACTTCAATTTCTTCAGGTGATGGAACTTTTAACTCTTGCTCTACGTTTGGTAGAGACTTGTCTATGTCTGCCATTTATTTTCTCCAGTTTTACAGGTTTAACAGTATTATAATTAATAAGCAACCCCTGAGACTCAGGTCCTGATTTAGGGGGTATTGTTTTAGTCAATTTCATCTAAGCCCTCATCTGCTAATATATCAGCTTGATTTTCTGCTTGGCCTTGAGCCATCTCTGAATCGTACATACCTTTTTTTAAACGTGTGTCTCTTCCAAAAGCATCTTTGGCTGTGTTTGTTACATCACCTGTAGTATATTTTTCCATATCCGCTATGTCTCTTGTATATAATTCATCTAACTCGTCTGCATAAAAAGCATCAGTGTCATAATCCTCTGGACCTAGTGCAACATGTCTTCCTTCAACAGCTTCAAACTCTCCTTTAGTCTTAACAGCTTTGCCTGTTTTTTCATCTATGAGTTCATAACCTGGTGGTTCATAGCTTATATTATATGCTTCATTAAACTCGTTTTTTCCTTCAACAAGAATACTTCCATCATCTTTTCTTGTTAATTTAATATTTGGTAAATCAGGATTTGTATATTCTATAAGATCAGCGTCTATTTTTTTACCAATAGATCTACCTACAAATTTATCTACAAAATTTGGAAACCAATCTGGCATAACAGTATTTGAGTTAGCTAATTTTTTTACAAGTGGAGCAGCCGGTTTAAAAAATTTACCGAAAATGGGTATGGATGCTATACCTGCAGCAAGCTTCATAAAAGTTCTTCTACCTGGATTTTTTGGTCCATCTTTAAAACCTATTCTTCCGCCTTGAGAATAGATACCTCTATCTAAATTCATTTCATCTTGTAAATCTGTTTGATCAATCGGGTCGCCTGCAAACGTCATACTTGGACCAAAATATAATTCTGCTAATGCAGGATCATTTTTAGCTGCTTCAAATAATAATCTTCTTTCTTCATCTTGTAAGTTTTTATTTCTAACGGCTCCTTCTGGGTATTCTTGCTCTGCTTCAAATCTTTTTATTGCATCAAGTGTTACTTTTGGTCCATATTTTTGTAATGTTTTTTTAAATGCATCAGGCGCATAATTATCTATTGCTTGCGCTGATACATCAGGTTGTTGAACAGTTCCTGTATTAAAAAGATCTGCTACTTGTTTAAATCCACGTACTTCTGCTAAAAGATCTAAAGGTTTACCAATAATAGATTTTTTATAATCAACTCCTTTTTTATCTGCGAACTCAGTTTCTTTTGCTAATCCTGCACGTTCTTCTGCATCAGAGATACTAGCGTTGAATAAATTGTTTTCTTGTTCCTGTATTTTTGGTGCGTAGAATTTTTCTATTTCATTTTCAGTCATGCCACTATTAGTTTCAGCAAAGTCATTTCCTGCCAAAGTTAGGTCAGCTTCTTTTGCTTGTTCTAAGCTACTAAGTTTTGCTCTTTCATTATTAAATTTTCTAAGATTTAAAATTAATTCTCCATCATTACTATTCATTCTTCTATTTATTTCAGATGCGTCTGCTTGTTCGTAAGCGTCATCTGTTCTGTAAATATCAGAAGCTCTTAAAAAAGCTTCATTAAGTGTGTCACCCATACCAGTTCTAATAAGAGTATCTGCTCCAATAATAATCATCTCAGGTAAAACACCAAACTTAGTAATTGTTCTAAGTCCTCTACCACTTTGTTTACCTATCTCCATGGCTTTGTTTGCAAAGTTAATAAAGTTTTTCTTTGCAGCTCCCTCTGGAATCTTTCCTGAGTTAACTACTTTAGCACCATCTTTTGCACAAAAATCTAAATTAGGTGAACCATCTTGAAAACCCACACGACCTCCTGAGAAAAATCCTACTTTACATTTAGGGTTTCTACTCAAAGAAGCGAGAAGTGTTTTAAGTTCTTGACCTTTTTTACCTTTTAAAAATTCTTTCTCTGTTCCTTCAAGTCTAGATATAATTTCTTTCTGTGTCATAGCTCCTTGTAATCCAGAAAAACCAAATCCTCTTTCTTTGTAAAATTTTTTAAACTCAAGTCCTTGTGCTTCAAGTTGATTTAATCTTTTAACTCCAAAATTTTTCTTACTTCCTGGTGGTTCAAGTGAAAGATAAGGCATAGAGTTTTTTGTTTTTTTAGAAGTCTTTAGAGCGTCGGCCATATTTTTTTTTACAATGCCACGAATCTCTTTAGTAATTTTTCCGTCACTTAAAGCTAATGCATTCTCTAAATCATCAGTCGCTTGTGATAAACGACCCAAATAACTAGCACCACTTTTCTTATTTACATCTTCTGCTAGTAGTCTAGAGAAAACAGAATATTGTCCAGCGCCTTTAAAACCACCTATGCTTGTTCCAACATATTCATCAAGATTAAATTTTTTAAAATTTTTAAAACCTAATCTATTAAATTCTTTTTTTATTGTGTCTTTGTAATTTAAAAATGTACCTTCTTTTTTTCCAAATTGTTGATCAATGTTTCGCATAGCAAGATCATAAGCTTCTTTTTTGTAAACGTTTCCAAACGGAGCATTCTCAATCATATTATTAAGACGTCTAGATAAAACTTTATCTCGTTCAATATTATTTAATTCTCTGTACTCTGCATTGCCTCCAGCTACCTGTGAAATAAGTAGAGTTGACCTAGCTAATTTACTACTTGTTAAATTTAATTCTGGATATTTGCTTTGATATTTTTGTAACATTTTTAATTTATCAACATCATCTACAGTTCTTACTTTTTTTAAATCATTCATAAATTTTGTATCCTCTGCTAATATTTTAGTTCTATTAGTCACGTCTTGAGTTAAAAAACCAAATGTTTTTGGTATAAAAGTTTTTAATGATTTTATTTGTGCGCTTGTAGGTTTGTCATAATAAACATATTCACCCCTTTCTTCTAACGTTCCTCCTGCTTTACCTACTAAATTAACAGGCTTGCCTAAAACTCTTTCTATCTCTTTAGCAAAAATACCACTTTGTTTTCTACTATTATCTAAAACAGTTTTATCAATTCCCAATAACTTTGCCATCTCGCTAGCAGGTATTTTACCAGCAATTAATTTAGATTGTTTTTGAACGTTAGGCCAAGTTGTTCTAACAAAGGTTTCTTTTTGTTGTCTAGTTAAATCTTCCCATTTAGATGCACCTCTGTCTGCCATCCAACCTTTTAAAAATTTTTTTGATCCCTCTGGTGGGTTTGCTATTTTAGCAATTGTTTTTGGAAACTCTTTCTCAAACGCGGCCAGTCTTTTTTTGGCTGCTCCTAAAGTTTTCATAGTTTCTCCATCCACACCTTTAGTTGTTTTTATTCCATCTCCTCTAGCCAATTGAACTATAAAGTTTCCTGTTTTAGGTTTAAAATAAATACCTTCTTGAACAAGAACTTGTGCATCTTTTGCAGCTGTTGGATCAATTTTAAGTTTAGCTAAACCTTTTTCTGCGAAATTTTCTCTCTTAATAAAATCTAAAGATGTGTCTTCAAGACGACCACCTATTTTATTAAGTGACTCTAGTAGTCTGCCTTTTCTATTGTCTTCTTGAATATCTAAAAGTTCTTGTGGTTTAGGTTGAGGTAGGTCAGGTATTAAACTTTCTACTGATGTTAGATTTAAACCAAAGTCAAAGTTTCTAACTTTAGGCTCTTTGATTCTGGCAGCGAGAGCTTTTGTTTTTAAAAGTTCTGAAGCCATATTACAGCCCCATCAAATAGTTTAGGCCACCTTGAGCATTTAGTTTACGTGGATCATCTTTTACGGTTTGATTTTTTATTAACTGATCCATCATCAAAACATCATCTTCATTTATATCTCTCGGGACAGGAGATTTTTTTGAAAAGTCTTCATCTAAATATCTAAATATATCGGACATGCCTGTTCCACCATCATCCATAGCTTTACCTTTTTCAATAGCTTCTTTAAAAGTAACTCTAGATTGAAACATATCTCTAAAATTTTCTAATTGTTCCATTTTACTTTTTTGTACTTCTAATTTAAATTTATCAAAATCTTTTTTTGAAAATCTACTTTTTATATCAGGTTGCATATTTTTATAGTTCATTAATTTTAATATATCAGATCCTTCTACACCTCTTTCTTTTGCTAAGTTTCTAATAAGATTTCTAAGTTTTTGAAAACCAACCATGCCTGCTTTTCTACTTCCAGTGCTGAATCCAATTCGACCGCCTTCAGCGTTATCTGTTCTTTTTTTTGAATTTATTTTTTCTACAACTGCATCAATTGTTTTCATACCTTCAGGATCATTTCTTCTCATGAAAGCTTCAAACTCTCCTGCTATATCATCATCGGAAATATCTATAGTACCTGTCTCTTCAATGCTCTTTAAAGTTTTTGTAGGTTGAGGAATATTGTCCGCTGTTTTAACAGTGCCTTTACCTTTTTGATTTACAGACTCCATAAGTTTTTTTGCATTAAATCTTTGTTTTGTTAAAGCATCATAAGCTTTGCCATAAAGATCAGAAAGATCATTTGGATTAACAGTATCCCTATCTATACCAAGATGTTCCAGTATCTCATCAACTACTACATCAGCGTCATACTTTGCATCATCAGTGGTAAAAATATTATCTATTGATCTTTTAATTTGTTTAGCTGCATTAGTTCCTTGTTTACCAAAAAGATTTAATAATGAAAGTCCTCCACTTTTAAAACCTGGTCTCCCGCCGTCCGCTAATGCATCAGGATCGCCGTCATAGTCTTTTAATTTTTTTCCTAGATCATCATCAAGTAATTCAATCGTATCATCTTTTACCAAAAAGTTATCTGCAGCATCGACTGGATTTAAAGACTCATCAATAATACTATCTAACATTTCTAATTTTTTATTATCTCGTTTGTAATATTTATCAAATAATACTAGTGGATCCATATTTGGATCTGCATTTTTACCTAAGTCTTTCATATCCTCTAAAGATACTTCAACTTCTCTTGGTAATTTAATTCTACTATCTCTTAAAAGTATTTGTCTCATAGCTGCTCTACGTTTACCTTCTATATCTGCGCTATAAGCTTTAGCTCCAATATCTTCCGCTGTTTTTCCCATCTCTTTAAAGGTTTGATTTATTTTATTTCTATTAGTTAAAATTTTACCCATCGGACTATCAGGTGCAACATCTGGAGGTAAACCCATATCTTCTTTTAAAGTCATTATACCTTTGTCATCTAATTTTTGTTTTGTTTCAAACTCAAACATTTCTGCTTCAGGTTTTGGCTCCATAGATTTTTTCATACCTTCTGTAGTGCCTGTCTGCTTATTCTTAACAGCTAAAAGTCTTTTGGCATTGTCTTCAAAGTTTGCAAGTTCTTGTGGGTTTTTATTATTTAAAGCATAAGGCCCATACTCATCTATTTTCTTTTCAATCAATGCTATTATTTCAGGATCATCATAAGCTGAATTAGCATATCTTCTGAAAGGACTGCTTTTATCCATCTTAATAGGTTTAACAACATTAGTTCTCGTACCTATAATCTTGTTTAAATACTTTTGGCCAAATAACGCTTTTAATAATTGTAATAGTCCCATTAATAATAATTCCTTTTCCTTTGAGGTTGTACCTCATCTTTTTCATCGTCAGGGTGTAATACAAAGCCACCTTGCCTAAACCGCATGATCGCTTGTGTTGTTGAATCTACAAGGTCGTCATGATCGCCAAACGGGAATGCCGCACACTCTTCAATCACTTCTTCAGCGAATTCTTGTTCGGGAGCCCATATCATACCAGATTCAAACAAAGGTGCAACTGAATTTACTCTGGTGTGCTTATCGTTTCCTTTAGACGGCGAGTAGTTGACGACGGGTATTCCCATCTTTCTAAGCTCATCGGTTAAAGGTTGACCTGATGCTTTGGCTTCAACAATAACGGTATCAGGATCCCAATACTTAAATTGTTCCATAGCCACTTGCTTCAGTTCTGGAAAATCATATCTGCCTTTCTTGGCATCTAACAACATCAAACTAGCCGGTGCATCATCATTTAAATAAAACACACCCCATGTTGTAATGGCTGAATAGTCAGCATTTTCTTTTTTAGAAAAAGCTGTATCGTAAGATTGTATCACGTGCTTCAATGCAGGGATCCAATCCTTCTCCCATATCTGCCACCATTCTCTTTTAATGATTGCTCCTTCTTCTGAAGTTGGATTCTGCATATACTGTGCATTCCATTTTTGTAAACTAACCGATGCCTTGACACCTTCTAATTCTTCTAACTTCCAATACTCTGGCCATAGTGGTTTGTTGCTAGGTAAGATAGCTGGAAACTCTACGACATCCCATTGATCAGCTTTAGGTTCTCGCTGCGCGCCAAGTAATCTCCCTGTAAGATCTTTTGTGTTCCATCTCGTCATAACTAAAATAATTGCTCCACCTGGCTGCAAACGTTGACGAGGACCTGATGTATACCATTCATAAGCTCGATCCATGGCTTCTTTGTTCATCGCATCTTGTTCTGAGTGTGGGTCATCGATGATAAGTAAATCTGCACCCCGTCCCGTAATAGCTGAACCGACACCAGCTGCGTAATACTCGCCGCCACCTTGTGTCTCCCATTTACCTGCGGCTTGTGAATCTTCTCTGAGTCTAGTTTTAAATACGTTTTGATATTCTTCTGAATCAATAAGTGCTTTTGCTTTACGCCCGAATCTAACCGATAGCTCTGTGGTATTGGTTGACTGGATTATTTTTAACTTGGGATTTCTACCTACCATCCAAGCGGGCAGCAGGAAGCTAGCGAACTCAGACTTTGTATGTCTGGGTGGCATGTTGATTATCAATCTTTTTAATTTGCCTTCAGCCAGCTGATTAAATTTTTCAGCGACAATCTTGTGATGTGATCCTTCAATAAATTCAGGCCACACATGTTTTACAAAAGCCATGAAGTCAGAATGTATTTTGCCTTCTTTTCTTTTCTCTTGATATTGTAAAAAGGTTTTCATGAAATCCTTACGGACATCAGGAGGTAATTTTTTTATTTTATCAATATCTATTTTCATTTCGAAAAATTTTTCTGCAAAATTTTTTAGGATTAATTTTGTAACCTACGAAGTATTTATCAGCTAAGTTTATACAAAACAAGGCATAAAGGGTATATCTATGGGACCCCTAGTGTCTATTATATGAATTAACTATTATTACTTATAACTATTTTGGAAGTGGCTTGGTACCTCTATTGATGGGAGCGGGAGCGAAGCGACCGCGAAGCGCGGCGCCCGTTAGGGCGCCTCGTTGATTAGCCGTGCCACTCAGATGGAACGTCATTAGGAATATAGATTGCGTCACCTACTATAATGTCTGCGTCGCCATACTTATCAGCATACATTTTAGATGATGCATTGTTAATAGGTTTATCTTTCATCTTACCTTCTTCATCGATGATTAAGATACCGTCATTAACTTTCACGACTTCAACCCAACCACCTACAAACTTCTGAGCGTCTGATAGTGATGGGCTTTCGTCTTTGTGTTGTATTATTTTTGTTTTAGGTTGTGTCATATATATGTCCTTTCTATATCCCTTATAGTCCTATTCCATAGATGTGTCAACCCCCTTTTCTTTTATTTCTGTTTCTGTCCACGTGTGTCGTGTTCCGTCAGCGTAAACATAACTACCAGTATATTTAGTTTTTTTAGGGTCATCAATCGGTGTTTCGAGTGGCGTGTTTCTTGGGGCTACTGCAACGATACGCTCTATGTTTGCGTTAGCAAAATTATTGTAACAACTATTGCTACAAAAATATTTGTAAAAGGTTTTCTCGTTCCACGCAGTTTGCTTAATCTTACGAGTTCTTAAAACCTTAGAACCTTTAGAACCTCGCACACGATCCTGTGTGCGAGATTGATGACAATACGGACCGTGACACCATTTATAATTTGACATCGTATTTATTCCTTTCTTTTAGTTCCCATAGTTTTCTGTCGTAGTGTGCTATCATTATTGTTGATACAACAAATAATAAAAAGCCTAGGGCTAACAGCCCTAGACCGATATATAATAGTGTATTCATATTCTGACCTTTGCGTTGCCTGTCGCCATTCTCCAACCGTCTGCGTCTAAATCCCAATAAACTAAACATGGAGTTTTATTATTTGATGTAAAAGATTTTCCTTTCGTTCCGTCTGGTTTATCATACTGACCCTTTCGTGTGATAAACTTTTTGTGTTTCTTTGCGTAGTAAGTTATATAAAACATTTCGTCCTTTCTGTTGTTTATAGGACTATCCTATTACAGATAGTCCTATGTGTCAAGTGTTAGTATTTAGTCGCTATTTGTGCCTCATAGTTCATTCTAGCTTTAATTTTATCTTCTCTAGTCTGATTTTTATTTTTCATACCTTTAATCATATTAGCAAGATTGCTAGGGTTGTAGATAGTTAAACCAGTAGAATTAGTTCTAACTAATTCTGCCTCATCTAGTTCTATTCCAAGTTCTTTGGCTAACTCAATACCCTCAGATAAATAACGATATGCTTTCAATCCAATCTTTAACTGGTCGCATTGTTTTTGTATGCTATCAATCCAAGTTTGGTGTGTGCTTACAACTTTGGCTTTCGCCTGTCGCCATTGTAAAAAGATATTGTATTCATCTTTAGTACAAGCTATGGCACGACTTCTGCAATAAGAAGTTCCAATGACATCAGCATAGTATGGTTCGTTGAAGTCTTTGGTTAATCCTATTCCGTTGTCATCATCACTGCCACCATAACTGCTACTTGATTTGCCCAATGCTTTATTGCACATATCAATATGCTTTGTTTTGTGTGGGTTGCTATCTTTGCCAGATTGTTGGGCTATGATATCTGGGTTGCAACCTTTGGCTTTTAGTTCTTCTCGAAAGTATGCGTGAGCAAAGTGTTCGCTATCTTCACTTGAATACTCGTTGCCATTATGATTGCCATATAAACCAAAATCAAAATGCGATTTTGTTTCTTTGCTTTCGCCCTCGTCATCTACATCTTCTTGATGTGCAAAGTAAAAGCATTTATCTTTTGCTACTACGTCGCAAGGGTCGCCATATTTTTTCTTAAAGACACGCAAAGTGGCTACATCTTCTTTAGGATATGACCTTTCAACAACTTCTTTGGCTAAAGAAAATGCTGAGATTTGTGCAATATTAAAATCTTCTCTAGCTTGTAGAAATGCCTGTTGCTCTTGCGTTTCTTCTTTTTCAAATACATCTTTAATTCTATTATAGAATTTATTTCTGTATTCGGTGTTCATTCTTATTTTTGCTGACATAATGTCCTTTCTTTAGTTATTAATAATCCCATATT